ACCATCAGATTTGAAACTGGGTCGGATTTAACGTCCCCGAAGCGACTGGTATCAATTTTGTTCACCATCAGATTTGAAACTGGGTCGGATTTAACGTCCCCGAAGCGACTAATTGCTGTAAGTGGCAACCCAGTCAGTCACACGATCACTATAACTGAGTTCCAAGCCAGTACATATATGAGAAATACCAGCACGAGTAGCAACTTCCCTCATTAGGGCACGTTGTTTCTCATATTTCTCCTCGCCATGATTGAACCATTCTCGCAAGGCTCCATCAATGTTTTGTGCACATGCATGCTCTTCAGTCAATGGGCAATTCTTACCTCGCATAAAGCAATGCAAAGATTTATATATTGACTTATCCGACAATGCACCAACATGCACTCCAAGCTTTGAGTGCCACACGCTATTACGTTTCAGAAATTCAAATTCATCTTTTGGAAGAAAATCCAACAATTCCGATTCTTTGTCAGGCATGGTATACACTTGACCATATTCGGCCAAGAAATGCGAACACCCCCTAATGGTGAATCCGTCAATACCTTCCTTTACAGAACCGACATTGTCATCTCCATATGTCATAGCTGCCACACATTCTCTGAAGACGAGGCGTTTTTCAAAAGACTCAGGTCGGTACCGAGTATAGAAGAAGCACCTCAAATTTAGAGAGCCGCAGATTCCATTGATAATGACGGTCAACGAATTCCCACTAATGTGTGTTCCCTCAGTAAGTCCGATAAGGTCACCATTGAAAGCAATGTAAGCGAATACGATATCTCCGGTCATCGCTTCCATGATACGAATATCCTCTTCAGTATAATCACAAACACGTGCGAAATCAATCAAGATTCGCAACGATGCAAAGATCAACTGGGAGGGCAATTTCTGATCATACTTACCATAGTCACCACCAAACAGTCTATCCATACCAAACTTCGTGGCATGCTCATGAAATTGTTGCCATTCAGGACCATGAGAATTAATTCCCACGGCACATTCTGACACCAATGGATTCATTTGCAACACGCGCAACAATGGTAAATAGTACTTCCTAATGAGATACGTCAAGGATAAAGCATTTCCATAGAAGATTCGGCACTTATCTTTCGTAAGAATTTCATCTTTCTTACATGCTTTCGCAATAGGATAGCCTCTTTCTCCTCGACGATAACAATCCTCAATGCGATTGATCTCATCCATAAGAGTCTGCTCCAACTCCTTATTGTTTGGCCACTCTTCTGTTGGTTCAAGTTCAATAACATGGCACCTCTTTGGTCCCGACAATGGGAATCCAACAGAGGTGTTAAGCTTGATCGCATCCATGAATTTCTTACCTGGTATCCCACACAGGTTTTCATGATCCGTTAAAGGACGAGATTCCTTCCACATTGGTCTCTCAAATATCTCTAACAGCGGCTCCTTATAATCTCTAATTGCATTTTCTAAGAGATCATGAGGATATGGAAGCGCGGGTACGGCCAAATTTTCCAAGCATTTTTGCCAACCGTACCAATCGGGGTTCAATTTTGGACCCCTGTAAATGTTGGGCACTCCACACACGTCAACGATGTGCTCGCTGATTGGAGTCACCCTAACATCACTTTTCGTCAAGGACCTTCCTACACACGAACCATAATACTCAACTTGAGAATCTACTGGGAGATAATTCAGAGCACTCTTCTTATGAAGTGGATCACTCTTCAACACTTGCACACCAAGCACAGTCGTCTCAAATTTTCCAGCTTCACCAGACAGAATAACCCCTTCCATCTGCCTCAATTCTTCAAATGCAGCAAAAAGTTGCTGTTGAGTAACACTTCCATATGCACCAATAGGCGTATCTGCTGTACCCCCAAGATGTACTCCAAGGATCACACTTCCATTAGTCTCGGATACCAATGTGGCACCGCACAGACCGTCAAAAGTGTTGATCGTTAGATTACGATACATACCACCAGTGAATGACTTCCAAGTGGTTGCAATGCCTGGTTCCGTCACACCTTTGGCAATGATCATCTCTCCATCTTTCTTCCGCCAGTGCATGCGGAATGGAACTGAGGGCATTTCAGCAGTTGGGAAGAAGTTCACCAAGTTCTTGAACGATCCCCCATTCGGAATGTAACATACTCGCAAATCAGAATTTGGGATAAGGTGAGTATATTTCACATGCAATCTAGCAGTGAATTTTCCTCCAGTCGCATCCGGATTTCTTTTACGAAATGTACAATTCAATTGTTCGCCATGAACATCGAAATAATGATCAGGAATCAAAATCACATTAGATGATAACATAAGTCCGTTGACCCTATAATTACAATCTTCAGCGTGAATCGTTCCATAAACCAAAGCTTTCTTAACAACATTGCCAAGCTGATCAGCTGACATTCGTTTAGAAAGATCTCCGATTGGTAAATCGCGTTTCACAACGTCTGTCCACACGTTGACTTCCGCATCTCGTTCTTCAACTTCTAGCTTCGTTCTAGGCTCCAAAGAGCCCTGTGCTTTCTGCTCGTTCGATCTGAATGCTCGATAAGCTCGGGCCAAACCATAAATAGCAGCAACACCAATGGAAACATGGCAAATATGCTTTGCATACTGGTCACGATATTTGCGGAGAATAGGCGCAATCTTTATATTTGTTTCCTTCAATTCCTCATACAAACTCTCTTCAACGCGTTCCACCAAATTGCGCTGAATAGACAAGTATCGTAGGAGAGGTGCCACGCACAAACTTGCACCAAATGCATTTGGAAATATCATCAAAATATAAAACCATGATAGACACAGCGTCATGAACAATCGTCTACTCTCCCATCTGTAATTTCTCGTTAGCTGGTCTTTGTACAACCAACGAAAAACAGATGGAGCCAGACGGTGCTCAAATAGCCCTGACGGGATTACTTTAATCCAATTCCATGACCGCAAAAATTTCGTTCCTTTCTCGTAAATCAATTTTGATGCATCATAGTCTGCGCGATCGTAAAGTCCTTCAATTACACCCGATGGACCTTGAGTGCCATACCACAATCTTCTACATGCTCCAACGGTTTCCTTACCAAAGTGAGGATCCAATGGCGCTGGATGTTTATGATACGGACAATTCCCAGCAAGATGCTTACACCCTTCCTCAGGGCACAAAGTCATTTTGTTTCCACGCAGACGCATGCCTTCAAGCAATGCTTCTTGGTTCTTGCGGTGTTCATCAAAGCTCTCGATAGCCCATTGAACACATTCGGCCATCGACACATCTTCCATCTTCTTACCATTCCATACAATGGGAGCATATCCAGCGACAGTATGCAACCTTTGGGGCTTGACTGCTCGCTCAATCGTCACTGTCCAAATATCATCAAACATCGGTGGCGTATACACACCATCAATTGTGTAATGCTCTCGCACTTTTGTCGAATCAATTCCACATGAAATTACACCCTCCATACGTTGGAATTCAGGTTTCGCCTTCACAGTGATACAATGCAGTCGTCGCTGAATAGAATATGGACAATTTGAATACAAGCCAGCGTCAAGATCTTTCTTATTAGTAGTTGCCATTGCAATCCATGGCTCAACAAAACACTTCCCTTTAGCTCCCAAGTCTGCCTTGGGCGCATAATACATTTGATTGTTAATGACATCCAATATAGCACGAGTCGGGGGCCTCTCGACAAAAGTTGACTTATCATTCGAAATATCATCAAAGATCATAACAAGTTTGTCAGAAGTCCAGTTGGACATGAATTTGTCTCCTGCATTGTAAGCACATCGATATTCTTTGGCAACAGGCATACCTTGACTGGTCAAAATAGCATCAAGTAACTGGTCACCAAGAGTGGTTTTTCCTTGGCTACTCTCACCAAAGAGCTCAATGGCCCATGGGGAATGACGCACACCTGAAGCAACCTTCATTGCCACAAAATCATTCTGCATAGAAAGAACACGCTGAAACTTTTCCATCACCAGCTTCTTATCTAAGCCTTTCAATGATTGAGAGAGATTCAAAAGTGAAGTTGACAGCCGATTTAAGCGTTTCTCAAATTCTTGATCGGACATCTCGGCAAATTTCTTCAGATTACCGTTACGTACCAATTCAAACCATGCAGATATTTGTGCAAATTCAGCATCCAATTCCATAGCGGTGCGGTCGTTCACCAATAATGGCTTCAAAGAACCAGTTGAGAAACACAAATATGCACCTTCTGTAAAGAAGATAATTGTTTCAAAAATCGCATCAGTGACGTCAAATGCAGTCGTGTGTTTGTCGCACAACTCCGGAGTGAAAAGTTTGAATTGTCCAACATTAAAGGTCAAATCCGATACATCGCAAAGACCAATCATTACCAAACAACCAAGCAACTTCGAGATTTGCTTGAATGCTCTGTTTCCCTTACAGAGCTGCCAATTCTGGCGCATGTTACGAAGACAGTCGAGCCAGTCTGGAGTTGTGTCGGACTGAGTGGTGATGAGAAGTTCTACCACAAAGTCCTTTACCGTGTTGAAAAGTGATTTAGTAGTCCTTCCTTGTGCCCAATTCAATACAGAAGTAATAACACCTAGGCTTGTATTCTGTTGTGTTAGGTTAACAAGAAGAAGGAGAACACCTTCTACTTCTCTCAACACCTTATCTGGGACATTAATATTAGCGAATTTTGCAAGCGCATCAATCGCAAAAGAGGCAGAGGAAATTGATTCCAAGCCAAAATGTGGAGCAAGTGATTGCTCAAAGATTGTGTCCATTTGAGTGGTTCTGGTAATCTTAAAAGATTCCTGCCACGTTTTTGAGTGCCTCCATACCTTTGCTGGATATGCCGCGGAGCGTTTAATGGAAACGCATTGTGCACGGGAAGCACGTTGCAACTCATTGATAGAGTCGCGTCCGTAATCTGATTTAACAAAATTACGGACCATGTTGTCAATATTTCCACCTATTAAACGTTTTGATCTTATAAATACTTTTGGGTTCATACAGGGGTGGATTCTTGAAATTTGATGAACGGGGTTCTTGGTTAACCCTATTCTTCAATGTGAGTCATATAGCTTTCTGCAAGCAATAGTGCATATACGATCAGGATTTCGGTTTTACCCATACGGTACCGGCCTACACGCACACATACTACTGAGTTCTCGTACGTTATTTGCAAGAGCTCTAAATAATCTGATATTCTAGCGAAGAAACTAGTGAGGGATTGACGGAAACCTCAACTAGCGCGCTGCATACGCTACAAATTAATTAGAACTAATACATTGAATCGCCTGAGAACAGCAACCAGGCATAGTTCTACATCTTCAAAGAGAAAAATCATTTAAGTCACTAAAATAAAGAATAAGTGACAAGGTTCAGCTGGCAGGCTGAACCTAAAATTCCCTAGAAAAACTAGGATATGGAATAAATCATCAATAGTGATGATCACACCATAGTTATGATTTCCATGAAAACATGAATGGAGATCGCTAGTTTAGCACGATCAATACTTAGAATAAAACATTGGTTGTGTTAGAAAATCTAATAGACGTAGAGGTCAAAAAAGGGCATAATATGCCCAATCTGACATCTATGGTCTACTAGGGCAAAAACTGCCAAATAATCTAACTTACACTGTATACGGGAATTCCCGTATACA